ATATTATCTGTGCCTGAAACGATATTATCTGCTCCTGAAACTACATTGGCTACTGTTGGTTTTGTTCCAGTTTGTACTACATTATGATCTGTATATGTGTTCTCTGTCAATAGTTCTATAAATGTTGATCCATTTCTCTCTACTAAAAAGTAAACTTCTTTATTTAGTACACAAACATCTTTAAATAAACCATCTGTTTCCCAAGGAGTCCATCCTGCAATTTCTTCTTTTCTCATTGTATTAAATACTGCAGCTGTTCCATCTTCATTAACTACGTAAACATAATCTCCTACATCATACTGAGTTCCTTTAATGGAATCCATTGCTATTGCTCTAGTAATTAAGTGTGATGATAAAATTGAAGCATTTAATGATACATAACCATCTTCATTATAATCATAAAAGTATTGTCGAACTGTTCTCTCTGAACTGTCTATAAATATTGTTGCTCCATCTATAAATATTGGCTTGATGTTTGAACTTCCATATCCGGTTTGCTTCGCCCAAGAACTAGATTCTGGAGTAATAGCTGTTGAACTATTGTAGAATTCTGCTCCCGTTGTGAATGCTTGTAATGTTCTTCCTGCAAATATCTTTTTAATAATATTAAATTCATTAGTATCTAATTCGTCTGCAATACCTTCGTCTGCTGCTCCAACTCCTAATCCAAAATCAAAGAATCCACTAATTTTAGATCCCCATATTGAAGTCGGTTTTTGTGTTGATGAAGCAAACCATAGTCTGTTACCGAAAAAAGTACACGTTCTTGGGTATCCATCTGTAATATTCCATTCTGTAGGCTGGTTAGTAAATGTAATTGTACTAAAAGTCCAGTCTGTGTGAATTAATCCTCTAACTAATTTCCTTGGTGCGTGTAACTCGTGAGCGAATATAACTGTATCTGCTGACTGAATAGCATCAACATCATAAATCTGCTCTGCTGTATATGGTGTTACTTCTGTTGATTGTATAACTCCATCTTTATAGATGTCTATTGCTAAAGGTCTTATTACTAATAGATACGTCTGTGCTGTATTAAATACAAAAGGAATCAGTCTTGAGTCTGCACTAACTTTTGTATCTGTGATTTTAGCTAGTCCAGGTCTACGTCTTAATCCACCATAAGGCAGAATAACCATATTGGTAGCTTTACTTAGTCCATTCTTATATCTTTCAATATCTGTTCTTGCGTGTAACTCTGGAGTTAATTCTCCTGCTGTTAAATTGGCTTGAAGAAACTCTACACCGATGGGACACCTCCTAATGAAAATGCCCAAAGGGAACCATATGCTGATTTTCTACTTCCTGTGCAAACTTCTGAAATCTTACTTGGGCTTTTTATATTTAAGACTCTCGCTACCTCTCCTATTGAATAATAGGAGTTTATGAATATTCCATCTTTTGTAAACTGATCCACTTTCTTATTTTGAGCAGTTATTAATTTTCCAGATTTTCTGTCATTGTGAGATTTTTTATTATTCTCTCTAAAAGTCATTAGTTGAATATTGTCAAAAGAATATGACTTTTTATCATCTTTTCTATCGACAGAGGGTACTTCCATTCTTTTGTATCCTGAAATTCTCCATTTATCAAATAATTCAAAATATAATGACTGAGAGAATAACCATAGCCTTAGCTCTTCTTTTGAATATGTAGGCATCTGCATATTTCTTTTGGCACTACTACTCCTTTGACTATTATAAATAGTGTGAACTAATCCTTTTAATGTTCTGTGATAACTTTCCATCCTTAGCTCCATCTCGCTTCTGAATATGGATTATCATCAAGAGTATCTGCAGGACGTTGTGTGCTATCTGAATGTCTTGCTAGTCTTAATTGATCTTCCATTAAAGTTTTCATTGCTCTCATTTTGTCAATATCTCCAGTAATAGGTATTGCAAATTGCATTGCTAAAAAGAACTCTAAGGCTTTTATATAATATGCAGGGAGTTTATCAGCTGCTACTTTATATATATAATCTATCTCTTCTATTTTTTGGTTACTGTATAATTTATCTTCGTAAATATCATAATCAGTACCGCTAGTTGCACTAATAAGATACATTAGATCTGTTGGTAATTGGAATTGGTAGCTGTAATCGTTTAAAGGTGTTTCACTTAAACGTGCTAGTTTAGCTTTCTTTGTAGCGAATCTCCATCTGTAAGTCACTAACATACTATTGTAAGATGATTCGTATAAGTTAGATGCTACTTGTGATCCAGTTGTTCCTTCCGTAAAACTAGAAATAGGCTCGTGACCGAGTAAGATGAGTGAATTTGAAGCTATTTGTATGTCTGAAGATGTACCTGCCATATTAGTCCTTTAATTTATTTAATAAAAAGGGAGATGTACGTTCTCTCCCCCTCTATAAATAAACTAGCTACTAAGCAGCTACATATTCTACTGGAATGATTCCTTCAACATCAATCGCAACTGATCCTGCTTTCCACATACCCATTGATAACCAAGATGCCTTATGAGCAACGTAATCAACTTTAGTTTTCATATCAATACCAACTGCGTGACCTACTGCTGATTTATGAAATGCAAAACCTGATCTTACAGTTGTAGCTAATGGTAATCCACCTTCTGCTCTACCTGATCCGATAACTTTGAATTTGAATCCCATAAAAGAATCAATTTCTCCTGCTTGTAACAATCTAACAGTATTGTAATCTGCTGATGTAATTGTAGAATCATTTAAAAGATCATTTAAACCTTTTTCATCGATTAACATAAATCTATCTTCCATTGGTGCTTCAACTTTATTTAAAGCTTGTGCTGCTGCTGTAAGAGCTGAAAGTCCTAAAGCTGCTGCTCCATTACCTACTGGTGTAGCTGTAGTTGTACCAAGTGCATTGATAATCGACTGATCATCTCTTCTTCCCATTGCTCCAGCAATAGTAGTAGCTAATTCAACTACTTCGTCAAAGTTTACTGTTTTAGCATCATATACATCTGTATATTCTGGTGCTTCGTAATCTGCAAGTGTTGCAACTTTAACTGCGTGAGATATACCCATTGGAACAACATCTGCTGATGATCCAGTTCTAACAGTCGCTTGACCTTTTCCCATTAATCTAAAATCATATTTATCGCCATCAACGTTATTTCTAACTTTAACGCAATCTCTTAATGTTTTCATACCTTGATACGCGTGTTTAACTTCCGTATCGAATTCTTCTTTTGCTACTGAACTAAGTGCTTGACTCATTTTTGTTTCCTTTTAATTATATATTTAACCCCTATGGGTGCTGTGCCTGAATGCTAAATATTTGTTAATTCTTTGGGTATCCCCTTAAAATAAAAGGGATCGCAGAACAAACTGCAAACTCTTAAACTTCAAGGCTCTTAATGAGGTATCTATTAGATTAATTGTTTAATATGACGTATTGTACTATAATTCGTTTCTTTATGTCAAGGAAACTGTTGATTATAATAGTTTATGCTCCTAGCATCTCACGTTCTAGTGCTTCAATTTTGGCTCTATAAGCAGGATCACTACTCATTTTTCTATTACCATACTCATCTTTAGCGAATCGCATCTCTCTAATATCATCTCTATTAGCACTTGGTGCTGTAGGTCTTGATACTGGTGCAGCTTGTTTACTAGAAGATATTAATCTTTCTAATGCTTCAACTCCTTTTGCTGAATCTACATCTAATCCGTGATCTTCTCCAAGGTTAGCATTTAGATAATCATTTACATTTTGGATTCTTTCTTTTCCATTTTCTCCAAGTGCTTCAAGTTGTGTATTTTGATACTCTACTATTTGTTCTTCTTGGTATTTATTATAACCATCTACTAGACTATTAAGTCCATCATTTGATAATTGGTTTTCTTTACCCCACTTTGTAGCAAAATCACTTGCTTCTACACCTTCATTGTAGGTATATTCCTCTGGCGCTCCTTGGAATGATCCAAATTCTTGTGTCTTTTGAGTGTAAGATTTATTTAACTCTCTGTATCCATTCTCTAAATCAGATACGCTTTTATATTTACCATCTAAATATAGAGTTTCTGTTATTTCTCCGGTACTCTCGTCTGTTGTTGTAGCTTCTGTTGTTTCTTGGGTAGTGGTTTCTTCTGCCATCTAGTATCCTTTAATTTGATTTTGAGCTATTAACTCTATAAGATACTCCGAAGAGTACCCTAAGGATTAAGAGATCTTCTCTATTACCATACTCGAAGCATCAACTATTATCGATGTTCCGGTTGATTCAACAGAGAGAGTTAGCTCATCTGCTGCACTTAAAGATATTGCCCCAAAATAAGAAACAGTAACTTTCTTCCCTGCTCCTCTCCCAGTCATTGAATTATGTAATCCTACATCTGCTCCATTTACTGCTAAGTGAATATCAATAACATCTTTATTGGCAGCTTCTGCCGTAATTGTGCCACCTATTTTATAAGTTGCTGATGTTACTATCGTTATAGTGTCTGTAGTTACATTAGATACTAAGTCTGCTCCTATCAATATCGTTTGAGTATCGAAATAAAACAACTGCTCCTCTACTCCTGCGACTAGAGTTTGTGAAGGTTGAGCGATATGAGTACCTACTGATATAATAGACGCTTCAATATCTGCTTTAGTAGCTACTTCATTTGCTGTTGCTGTTCCTCCTAACTTAATGCCGGTTAGCTCTCCACTATTTAAGACGGTTTGTAGTTCTTTATCTGCCATTTCTTACTTCCTTTATAATCTTTTTAATCACATTCGCTTCGCCTTGTCGTAAGGCTACTTGATCAAATGTCATACCTGGTACATACATCTCTCTATCTACAAATACTGACTCAAGA